TATTAGATGATTATAAAAAAGATAGAGTTTCAAGAAAAGATTGGGAAACTTCTTATACCAATAATTTAGATTTACTTGGAATTAAACACACAGAGATGACTAGACCGTTTAAAGGTTCGGCATCCGTGACTCATCCACTTTTATCAGAAGCTGTAACTCAATTTCAAGCACAAGCTTATAAAGAATTACTCCCGTCTCAAGGACCCGTAAGAGCTAGAGTTCTTGGAATGGAAGATAATGAAAAAGTAAATCAAGCACAACGTGTTCAAGATTTTATGAACTACATGATTACTGAAGAGATGGAAGAGTACACTCCAGAATTTGATCAGTTATTATTTTATTTAGCACTAGCAGGTTCTGCATTTAAGAAGGTTTATTATGATGAAGTGATGCAAAGAGCTGTATCTAAATTTATTCCTGCAGAAGATTTAGTGGTTCCATACTATGCTACCGATTTATTAGAATGTGAAAGAATTACCCATGTTATAAAAATGGGAGAGAATGAAATACTTAAAAAACAAGCAGCAGGATTTTATAGAGATGTAGAATTAAAACCAACTGCAGCAGGTCCCACAGAAATTGAAAAAAAATATCAAGAGTTAGAAGGGGTTACTCCTTCAACTGATAAACAATATTCATACTCAGTTCTTGAGATGCACGTTGATTGTAATTTACAAGAGTTTGAAAACACTAATTCAGAAAAAGAAGTTAAGGTTCCTTACATCATAACTATTGATGAAGGCTCTGGAGAAGTTTTATCTATCTATCGTAACTATGATATGGCAGATGAAACTAAAAAAAGAAAAGAATACTTCGTACATTTTAAATTTTTACCAGGATTAGGTTTTTATGGTTTTGGATTAACACACATGATAGGTGGATTATCTAGAACAGCTACACAATCTTTAAGACAATTACTTGATGCAGGTACATTATCGAACTTACCTGCAGGATTTAAGTCTAGAGGTATAAGAATTAGAGATGATGACCAACCATTTCAACCAGGAGAGTTCAGAGATGTGGATGCACCTGGGGGTAACATCAAAGATCAATTTCAAATTTTACCTTTTAAAGAGCCATCAGCTACATTATACCAATTAATGGGCTTTGTTGTACAGGCAGGACAAAAATTTGCAGCGATTACTAACATGGATACAGGTAATGACATGCAAAATAGAGCTGTTGGTACGACTGTGTCCTTATTAGAGCGTGGATCGAGGGTCATGAGCGCAATACACAAGCGATGTTACTACTCAATGCGTAGAGAATTTAGACTTTTATCAAAAGTATTTGGTACATATCTACCACCGGTATACCCATATTCAGTATATGGTGCCGATCAAGCAGTAAAACAAACTGATTTCGATGATAGAGTAGATGTAATACCGGTTGCCGACCCAAATATCATGAGTATGGCACAAAGAGTAACGCTTGCTAACGAAAATTTAAAGATTGCTATGTCAAATCCTATGATGCACAACTTGAGAGAGGCATATCGTAGAGTATATGAAGCATTGGGGACTCAAGACATAGATCAATTACTTATTCCACAAGAAAAACCTACTCCTAAAGATCCAGCGACCGAGAATATGGAAGCTTTAATGCAAAAACCTTTAAGAGCATTTCCAACTCAAGATCATGACGCACATATTTCAGCTCATGTAGCATTTATGCAAACAAGAATGGTTCAAATTAATCCTCAAGTGTATTCAGCTCTACAAGCACACATATCTGAGCACGTTTCATTAAAAGCACAAGGAGAAATAGGTGCAATGATTCAAAATGATCCTCAAATGCAGCAGATGTTACAACAAGATCCAGAAGGAGCAGAGATTCAAGTTGCTTCTATGATTGCAAAAAGAGTTGCAGAGATAACAACACAACTTGCTCAAGGTGAAGCTATGGGTCAACAGAAAGATCCAAGACCAAGATATGAATTCTAATGAGATTAGAGAAAATGAAATCGATGAAAGATTAGATATTGAAAAAATGAAACTAGAAAATAATGAGGATCAAGCAGCAGAAAGAATTAGAATTGCTGATGAGAAACTTGAGATTGCTAGGAAGAAGAAAAAATAATGAAAAGAAAAATTAGAAAACTTCGTGGTGGAGGAATGGATGCTTCAAAAGCAGATTTTAAAAGTCCTTCCGTAAATAAGAGTGCTAATCAAGGAGGTGGAAATGGTGGAGGAAGTAAAATAGGTCCTGTAGTCAAAGACGTTCCATTTAAAAAACCTTTAGGTACTACTGCATCAATTGCAGTAGGAAGTTTAGGAATCCCTTTCTTAGGAACTGCAATAAATTTTGCAGCTAAACAAAATTATAAAGGTAGACAAAAGTTTGCAAAAAAAGAAGGATTATATCAAGACAAATACAAAACCACAGGTAAGGTTTTGCAACCTAATTCACCAGAGGGTAAAAAATATTTAAAGAAAGCAGGGTTTGGCGGTAATGCACCTATAACTCCTATTGGAGGTGGAGGAGGAAATAATAATAACTCTTCAATTATTCCAATTGCAGCAACTAAACCAGTTGATCCCTTATTAATAAAACCTAAAGATAATTTTTTTAATTTTGTAGCTTACAAAGTTGGAGGTTTATCGGGTGGTATAAGTTATGGACCACCACCAAAGAGAGGACCTAACCCTCAAGTACCTCCAATAAAAATGAAAAGAGGAGGATACAAAAAATAATGTGGTTATCGGCTATCAAACTTGCAGTCTCTGCTGGAAGTAAAATTTATGCTAACAAGCAGAAAACGAAAATGGCTATGTCAGAGGCACAACTTTTACATGCCGATCGTATGGCTAGAGGTGAAGAACAATACCAAGGCAAATTATTAGAATCAAGAAATTCGGATTGGAAAGATGAGGCGGTACTTTTGGTATTGAGTGCCCCGATAGCAATTCTGGCCTGGGCAGTCGTATCGGACGATCCGGGAGCGATGGACAAAGTAAAATTGTTTTTCGATATGTTTTCGCAGCTCCCGTCATGGTTCACAAATTTGTGGATCCTTGTCGTGGCGAGCATCTATGGTATTAAGGGAACTCAAATCTTCAGAGGCGGAATGAATAAGGATAAAAAATGAATTTAGAAAGAGATCTACAAAAACTTAAAAAAGAAAAACAGATGAAAGAGTCTGCTATTGCTCAACTTAGAAAAAGAAGTAAAGATTCAGTAGCTAGACCTAGAGCAGAAAAAAATATTTTATCAACTAACCCAGAGATGCAAAAAATATAATGTGGAAGTGGCTTAAAAATTTATTTAAACCTAAAAATCAAAGATATAATGCTCAGATATCTGAAGCCGATGCTACTATTCAAATATATTTAGAAAAACCTGTAGCAATTGGTGAGCATCCTCAACACTTAGATGAAATAGATAAATTAATTACAAAAATAGCAGAAGCTGAAGAAAAAATAGAAGTCCTTCAACAATTTAAATTATGATTCGTGGAGACAGTTCTGAATATGAATTATTAAAAAAATGGTGTGAGACGTTAACTTTTTTAGAAGAGCCAAAATCAGTTACTACTTGTGAAATAGGTATAAGAGAAGGCGTGATCTAGAATATGAACATTTTGATAATCATCCACAATGGAAAAGAGATGGAAAGTGGAGTTCAAAAGCACCAACATATTCAAACGAAATGAGAGATCAAATGATTAAAGATTTTGCAACTAATCCACATTATAAATTTTATAATATGACTGATGTTGAGTATATGGACATATTTAATTTAAGTAAAACAGTTTATGATTTAGTATTTCTTGACGGACCTCACACTACAAAAGATATTTTAAGAGAGTCTCTTTGGTTTGCTGAAAGATCTAGAAAGGGTTCAAGAATAATAATTGATGATTTTAATTTATGTAATTTTGAAGTTATAAGAGCTGCAATTTCGTATTGGGATTTTAAAGTTTACGAAAAAGGAAAGAATAAAGTTTGCTTGGAGAAAATATGTTAGATTATCACACTAAAGAACAGATCGTAAATGTAATTAATAAGCAAATTAAAGATATAAAAGATCATCTCTGCTATGGGGTTGAAACGGTTGAACAACTGATGTATGGTAGGGGCAGACTCAGCGCCTTAGAAACGCTGCTTCAGGATATTAAAAACCTGCAAAAGGAGGATAACGATGGTACAATTGATAAAACCTAAACTTACTGATTTCGGAAACGAAAAAAACAAGGAAGAGGTTAAATCACAGATTCCAACAGATCCCAAAGGCATCAAAGAATATCTTGAAATCATACCCAACCCAGTAGGATACCGTATGCTAGTTAGACCATGGTCTGGCCAAGCAAAGACAAAAGGCGGTGTAATCTTAGCAGACGAAACTCAAGACAAAATTCAAATGACAACTGTCGTTGGATTAGTTGTTAAACAGGGTGACCTTTGTTATCAAGATAAAGAAAAATTTCCTAAAGGTGCTTGGTGTAAAGAAGGAGAATTTGTTATTTATGGCAGATACTCTGGAAGTAGATTTCAGACTAAATTCGGTGAGCACCGAATACTCAATGATGACGAGATCATAGGAACTATAGGTAAGCCAGAAGATATTCTCCATTTATTTTAAATAAAGGAGAATAAAAATGGCAGAAGTAAAAGACTA